ACCTCACACTCACACTAAATCGAAAGATTTAGTCTGATGTGTGGGTTCTCCGGATCATTACAGGAGTGCATCTTGCACTTCCCTTTGAACTATCTTAAGAGAGTATGAATTATGACCGGTTTTTCCCGCGTTAGACGTGATCGCTCTGTCGAGGCAACAAATCAGACAATACGAGTCATGAACGTTCTAAATGGAGGTACGCCCACTGTTGCAGTGGAGCTAAACCACCTTTTAGGCGGCATTGAAGACGTTTGTTCTGATGTTGTTATCCCTAACTTTGCTGAAAAGTCTGCGGCTGGTCAAATCTTCAATAATCCCTTTAACCACACCATTGTTACACGATATGGTGGCGGGGGATCCTATTATGCTAAGCACAAAACCCAAAATTCCATCTACTATAATGAAGATGGTGGTTCTGTGACATTGCTTACCTTGAGCGGGTTAACTTCTTATCCCGAGCTTGGTGCAACTGCATATATAGACAATATTGGAGAGATTCAGAATCTTCGAAACAACGTTATGCTGTTAGCTGTCAACAAAATTGACAATACCAGTACTAATATGATAGAAGATCTACTTGAGCTTCAGGAAACACTGAGAACAATGTCTCATCCTATCGCTACCATCTACGACTTATCGAGGAAATATCGGAGTGCTGCTATGCAGCTTTATAACTCACGAAAATCCTTAAAGCGTACTGGTCGCGGTGAACGAACACTGGGAAATGCTTTATCTACTACCTGGCTAACCGCCAGGTTTGGGTTTGCACAACCAGTGTATTCGTTGATGAACTTGCATCAGGCATACCTAGAGCGAGATCGTGATTCACCGACTAGACGTAGAGTGGGAGCTGGAGATTTTTTATATTTCTCTAACGACCGCGACGTCACATTGGGTTCCAATACATATCATGTAACTGATAATGTTAGACAATCCTTTAATAGTTGGTACCTATACACTGCTGAAAAACCGTTTACGGACACTTTTAGTGGTCACTTAGGTTTGCGATTGAAAGATGTTCCCAAGGGTCTCTGGCAAGTTATGCCGAGTTCCTGGGTTGTTGATCGTTTTGTGGATATCAGCTCCTTCATTGGTGCTGCTATGAAGCTTTCCGATCCAACAATCAAGATCCTGTCTGCCGGTTACACGTATAAAGGGGAGAGTACTCATGACATCCAAGTCACTGAGGTTACTCACCCCGATTTTGATTATACGGTTACTGGTGACAAAGTTGGTACCAAAACATCCTCTCTTCAGAGGATTCCTGGTATACCGACCTTCAACGACTTTCTTCCTAGGCTTAAAAACCCTATAAAAGGAAAGTCATTCTCTCAAAATCTAGATTTATTATCTAAGGCAGTCGCTAATCTTACGAGCAGCGCTCCTCGGATTTATTAATCTATACAAACTAACGGACATTTTATTATGTCAATTGATGTAAAAGACGGTTCTGTCACTGTTTCTGAAACAGGTGGGGACGCTGTTGTTTATGCATTCCGTGCAGGCAACGATGAAACTCGACACTATCATGTTTTAGCAGACACGGATCTCCGTGTTCGCCGCACATGTACAGTGAAGAATGTACCCCCCAGACCAAACATTGGTAGCCCCGGTGGTTATACTCAGGCTAGAGCTACGGTCACTTTTCGTGAACCTGTAATTCTGGCTAATGGTAAGATTACCGTGAATACCTGTAAGCATGAATTAGCGTATGACATAGAGGCTTCAACAGCTCTAAAACAACGTCTAATTAATGCCCAAGCTATTACCGTGATTAACAATCCCGGTATGTTTACCAATGGTGAACAGATAGCTTGATTTGGTTGTTACTTTTTATCCAATCTTTGGAGTAAAGTTTATGAAACAAAATGTGAAGGAGCCTTCCGCTCTTTTCAATGCGGGTGGTATAGCAACAGCTATCCATTCCGCGGTCACCTTAGACATGGATTCATCCATTTCACCCTTACACAGTTGTATAGAGGGTGATCACGCTGATGCGATTCATTATTTCCATAATAAACAAACCAGCGAGCTTCTTAAGAAGTTCGTTGATCCTGGTAAACAAAAAGATGTCAAGATTCTTGAGAGTACTGCTATTGATGATTTTGTTAGCAATAACAATCGTTTGCTTGCTTTTCGTAGAGGCATTGTGTTCCCTGCCAAGGGATTACGTTGCCTTACCAAGAATACACCAAAACTTGATCGAATACTTTTGCGTGCCAGAGCACTCTGCCACACCGTCCTCGGAAATCTTGATGAGGAAGAGTGGTTCTTAGAGTGCAAACATGGAAATGGCGTGTCACAGGGTATAAAGTTTTCTGATACCTCTTTACGAGCTAAAATGAAACTCCCTATGACCGCAAGTGAAACAAGTCGGTGCCTTTTTCAACGGTATGTCCGGTGGGACCGCAGATTGCTGTCTCATTTCCGTGGAGTTCCACGTGATGAGGATTTTACTATTGTTAAAGGGTCTAAGCTAATTACAGTCGACAAAAAGGACGACGAGCGTCGAGTCATTGCC